ATCTCAAAACTATCCAGTACGCTGGTTTGTAAATAATTGTCATCTTTAAAATGTGGTGTGTCATAATCATATACCATCAACTTTCCGCCAATAGGTTTACCCTTAAAATCCTGCCAGTTTTTAATTAAATATTCGCTGTCAGCCATGGTGGTTTCCAATCTGCTGGAATCCATCATCCTTTGTATGAGTTCATTAACTGTTGTTTTCTCTAATTCTATCTGTTCTTTTAAATCCATCATTTCTTTCCCATAACTAAAATTACATCCTCTATCTTACGACCATCGGGAAGTTTCTTTATTCCATGGCCTTTAAACACGTCAATGAGTTTATCTTTATTAGCTCTGCCGTAAACGTTTATGTAGTCGATATTATCCAGCAAGGTTACCGTGTTTTTAAAAATCGTCTCATCGCTTCTTCCACTTCTGGCAATATTTTTATAAGTACTGATCGTGGAATACCGGTTTTGTCTTACCGTATTGCCAGTGACTCTACCGTATTTGTCACTGTCATACGTGATAGAATCCAACCTGCGAACCATATTTTTTTTGAAATAAAACCCCACTTCACCGGCTTCACTGTTGCTTGGGACTTTCCGAAGACGAGTGAAAAAGTAAGAGGCGCCGCCACTGCCCATATCATCCAAGGGGCTCATTCCACCCACAGGTATTCCGAGTCTGATTTTCTCCACAGTAGAAACCATGGCACCGTTGTCAGCAAGAATATTATCAATCGTTTTAATTAGATCACGTCCATTTGTCATTTTATGATACAAACCATATCCTTTCAACTCCCGTTCAAGTTCACTTTTACTCAACTCAAAACGATAGGTATTTTTATAACCTGCAGTCTCACTGAACACCTTCTTTCGCATCGCATTTCCGCTTAATGAATATTCACCGTATGGATTGTATTCAGGCAGTTTGGTAATGTCTTCTACTCCAAGTTTGCTTGCCCAATATTCTCTTAAATGTTTAATCCGCTGTTCTTTGGTGGCCTTTTGATTGTCCAGCTTTCTAACTAGATTTTTATACCCTGGCTCTGCATCTTCCTTTATTAAATACGCTTGTTTATGCAGATATACCAGTTCCTGATCTTCTCGCGTTGCCAGCCTGCCATCCAGCCCCAGATCATTTAATTTATCAATCAGTCTTTCAATGGTTTTACTGTCCGGATGTCCCGTTATTTTTAATTCCAATTCACCTTGGTGAGCATAATAGTTTCTGTCATTCCAAGGCTTATAAACCGCTTCCACACCATCGTTTAATTCAATCCGATATTCTAATCCGTCTTTTGCATGATCTCTTCTCAACACTTTCTTCAGATCATCGTCTTTGGTTTTCTCGATAATGATCTCACCTTTTTTGTTTTGCTTATGCTCATAGAGTACTTTCTGTTTTCTAAAAGTAAGTGTCTCTTTCTTGCTTTTAACGGGCACGTCAGTCTTGCGGATATACTGGGTAAAGTTCCCCTGAAATTTCTTATTCTCTTCGACCCCTTTTAAAACCTTATTCACAACATTTAAATAATGCTTTGCCATCTGGGATATTTCAGGACCTGATGATTTCTTCAATTCCCGAAGTTCCCTTTGTGCTTTTCGAACTATTTTGAGTGTTTCCTCGTTATAAGCAAAATCACCGTCTTTGATATGGTGGTTTAAGGTTTTCACACCGCCAAGAATATCGTTGTAAAATGAATCTTCTTTTAGCGGCTGTCCTTTAATCTCCGTAATGGATTCTGTTGAATCATCCAAAAGCGACAGCAATTTCTTTTCAGACTCCGGTCTGACCTTCATACGAAGATTAACCTGTGTCTTTTGAGTGCCTTTGATTTTCTCTACATACACAAGTCCATTCAAATCTTCTATATCATCACCATCCAACGGTAACGCTTTTCCCTGCCAACCGGCTTTCACTGCATCATCCACAATCTCTTCTGCTTCTTTAGTAAGTTTTACAGAACCAGTTTTTACTTCTTCAAATTTGAATTTGGTTTTCTTGCCGTTTCTTTTGGATAACACTCTGGAATAGAAATCTTCAAAATCCTCCCGGATGTGGTTCTTCCGATGTAAAACCTGTTCATAAAATGCTTTCAGGTTTGCACTGTTTTTACCAAATCTCCCTTCAGCGTATGGTCTTAAAATCTCTAAAAACTGTTCATCGGTGATTTTTTCTACCTGATGTATGTAATGAAGTGAAGCATTTAAATCCACATTGAGTTCATTGTTTTGAAATGCCCGAAAGATGGTATTATAAATTGGTTCTTTTTCACCCCAGCGTTCATTCGGCCAGTAATTAATATCCAGTTTATCCTTACCTATAAATTTGTACAACTGCCCTTTGTCAATCCCATATACCTGGTCTTGTGTATCTCTGATAAATTGCTTCCCGTGAGAATCATGATTGGAGATCAGCCAGTCAATCACATGCTCACGTTGAAGTTGTTCCAGTTCATCTTTAGTGAGATTTGTAACATTGATATTTCTAAAATCAAATTCTTGCTTTAATCCAGTCTTCCATTTCTGGATTGACCCTTGCATTTTCCCTCTGCCTGGAACATCCAGTTCCACAAAACGAACATCTACTGCTTGGGTCTCGATGAGTCTTCCAATGCGGTAAGCGACTTCGTCCCCTTTAGCGCGGAAAGATTCACTGACCGGTTTAAAAAGCCACTTGTCACCTTGTGCATCGGTAAAGAAATATTTGGTATGGGCTCCATCAATGTCAGCCTTACCCTGAAACGTGAACGGATCAGTTTTTTCATATGCCACCCAATCGCTGTCTACTTTATTCCAAGTAGTTGGTTTTAATATTTCAAATTTGGGAATTTCAATTTTTGTTATTTCAGGTTTTGTCTTTGTCCCTTTACTCCCATGCTTGAGATTCCATTTCCCCCATTTTTGCATCACAGATTCCATGGCGGCTTCTTTGCTGGCCGTATCCTTAGACGTGAGCATGGTAATCATCTCGTCCTTGTTCATCCATTGCCATTTTTCTAATTTTACCTGTTTGACAATTTTCTTAAGCTGACCGGAGTTCAAAGAATGGATGTGGGCATCCCAGTGATTAAAAGCAGAGTCTAACTTTGCGATATAGAAACTCATGTCTTCTGGAAGCAGGTTTTTATTGTTCTTGGCTAGTATCTCATAACCTTTGATATAGGAATTCATGAAGTCATCAAGCTGTGTGGGGTCAGCTATGAGTTCATGGGGTTTTAATTTTTCTATGAGACCATCTAACTCTGCTTTGGCTTTTTTGATTTGGTTAGCCAGTTGTTTCTTTACCAAATCTTCAGTTTGGGCTATCCCCTGTCCCTGTTTAATCTTTCCAGTTAAAAGTCCAATGAGTTCTTCTTTGGTTCGCACCTTGCCGATATTGTATTCTTTTAATTTTTGTACAAGAACTTTCCCTTTTAAGTGAGAGTGGGAGACACCGGGTTCTACCATGTCCAGCATCTTCACAAGATCATCTTTAGTTCGCATGACAGAGATTCCATTTGTCTTGGCTTCTTCCCGAAGTTTTACTATCGACCAATTACCATAATCGGGTATCTGTAACTGGTGTGCTTTATCCCACTCTTTTAGAAGTTTTACAAGATCATCCTTACTGCGAAGGACGGAGATGTGATGCTTTTTCATTAAAATCTTTAACGACTTTGTTTTCATGGATGAGATATCCCAACCCGGCTCCAAGGGCTCCAAGAGTTTTACCATATCTATTTTGCTGCGGGTAACGGCAATCCCACGCTGTTGGACTAATTTCTGAAGTGTCTTTCCATTGAGCAGACTGTATTTCCCTTCCTGAATGATTTTATTGAGTTGAGATTTTTCTTGGCTGGCAGACTTGGCAAGTTCCTCGATCTGCTCAGGGATTAAAATGCAATCCACATTCTTTTCAGCCATGGAAGTAAGGGGCATTGTAAGCAGTGTTTCTATGTTCAAATCGTGATAGGCTTTTAGTGTATTTGTGCAAACTCTGGCTCTGGCTGCAACGGTGGTACACCGACAGGCCGGGTGAGCAGGAATGGGCGGCATGTTATCGATATTATATTCTTGCCCATCTAGTCCACCACAGACCGGACACATTCTTTCATCACCCACCGCCATCCATTTAACACGCCTGACATTAATCG